GATCAAAACGGTGAGTACCATGTTACCAATAGCAAACATCCTAGTTTTTCCAGCTAGGACTTTTTCTATCGGTCGTCGTTCGTCTTTTGTCTGGTCAATAAAATAAAAGTTGGGTATCAATCCTTCCTTTACCTTATTTTCGAAGTCGGTGATGGCGTTAATCAAGTCAGGGTGGTCAGTAATCCAGTCTTCTCCTTTTCCCATCCATTTTTGCTTTCCTTTTGAGTTGTCAAAAACGTATGGGTATCCGGGGGAGGTGGATCGGTCAATGGGTCCTAAAACTTCATTACCAATTATTGCTTCTTCGATAGATAATTTTTTAAAGGGTATTCTACCAAATCGGCTAACAATTGATTTTCTGAAAATTTCTATTGTTTGGTTTTTCAGCGGTGGTTGTCGTCCAAAATACTTAGCCAAATTTTGCTTATAAACATTAATGTCTTTTGTGTTCTTAAGCATGGCGGGCATTGTGGTTGCTGGTCCTAAACATTCAAAAATTTCAGACTTCTGTATACTTGTCTCGTTCGGTATGTATACTGGTTTAAGTTGGTCGGTTAGGATCAAGTTACCAGTAAGTTCAGGGAGTTGGGTGATTGGTGTTATGGGGTCGGTGTTGTTGTGTGGGAATTTGTCTGTCCTTTCTTCATAAACCATTGAGTGGGTAAACTCGAATTCTCTAAAAGCAACTTGAATTTCTTCAAGAGTTAATCTTAGAGCGTAAGCACGTCCTTTACATCCAGCGACGTGAAATCCGAGTATTTTATGAGGGTGTGAGGTGGAGTTCAATATTAACGGGGCTCCACAATCACCAGCAGCTAGCGCTGATCCGGTGACGTACATATCATAAACGTTGGAAGATTGGTTAGACGGGGTCGCAGCGGTGAAATGGTCAAGAGAGTGTTGAATTCCAGTTGAAGTTATCAAGTGAAGCACTCCTTTCAAATTTCTAGTTAATGATGTTACCATTAACTGTCCAGAAGCGGGGGTGGTGGTGTCGGTGATGAAATACTTCGTGATGTCTCTAAACATTCGTACTTTCGATCTGGGAAAACCCAGAAAGACTACATCACGAGTTATTTCGTTGTTGGTGGTTCTGACTCGCTTACATTCAGAAAGCGAGCAGTAGTAGGTGTTGTTGTTGCAGGTTAATGTCACTTTGGTATCGTCGGTGCAATCGTAAAGTATATGATTTACGGTCACACCAATTCCTCCTCGTAACATCAGAATATTCACGGTTCGGGGTGGGTATCCAGGAGTCTCCACTGTCAGATTAGCAAGGTTGTCATTAGCCAAAATTCGCAAAATCTCTTGCGAATTTACATCGGCAAGGTATTGAGATTTTGTGCTCTTGCTGACCTCGGTGGGTAGACTCCCTCTCCAATACGGGACGGGGTCAAAATCGTTGGTAATTCCATAAGAATGACTCAGAACGTTTTTACGGATAGCTTGTTTAGAGCTATCATAAACTTCGCTCCTTACGTTCTTGTTAATTCTCTGTGTCTTCGCTTCATAAACTTCACTTTTGTAAGTCTTATTCGAAACACAGAAACTTAACACTTCTTCATCATCTAAGTCGTCAATTATGGTTTGTAAGTGTCGCAGTCGGTGGTTTCGTCCATTGTATTTCGCAATGAACTCTCTAATCTCGTCTACATCTTCTTCTTTGATCAATTCATCAAACTTTTTCCTGTCGCTTTCTTTTCTCAAACATTTATAAACAAAAAACACAATTAACGGAATGATGGCTAAACAACAGATTTTAAATGAGAACAAAAATTTAAGCTTATTCTTAGTTGCAGAAAAAGATTCAACTAAAACTATTTTAAATCGGGAACAAGATTCTGAAAGAGAATCTTTAATTTCGGAAAAAGTGCAAGGAATACCGTTATGACGCAGAAGGCGTCGAATAACGAAGAGATAAATAAACGGCCAAATGATAGCGTAAATGTAATTTAAGGATAAACAAACAAATAAAACTACCAATGACGCAATGGAGGTTAAAGAGGTGTAATTGAAAACAAAACAGAAGTACAACAGAAGGTTGGGCATTCTGTCTTTAAACAAATACAAAAAGAAATCTTGAGACATGTGTGAGCTTGCATAATCTCGATACATGTCCAAATCTACGGTGTGTTGGGTTCTATTTTTCTCCAACTTATCGCAAATCTGTTTCAAGAGTTCTGTATAGTTTAAAATTGGTCCAATTAATTCGTTTGTTCCAGGCTTATAAAGTTGGAAAAGGTATTTTTCGGTATTCGGGGTCTTTGGGTCAAGTTTTTCAGTGTCAAAAACATAGTACGTTCCATTACCATGAGTTTTCTCAATGCTAAATTCTGGGTTACACATAACTTTAACACTGAAATCGATTCGTCGAAAATAGGCGTCGGGTGAAGAGATTGTGGCAGTTACATCGGGGGTTTGGTTATTATCGGTTACAATTATCAGTCGAGAATTAAACAAAGCAAAAGCTTTATTGTCTACTTCTGCAACTGATAAAGGGCATTCGGCAGAGTTGGCTAAATGTATAATTTCTCCTGTAAATGGAATAGACTCACAGATCTTTGGTAAGATCTGATTGGCATCATCAATTACAGTCACGTGGTGTTGTGCTCCATTGTAGTTGGTCCAGTACTTGGCTCCTACTTGTCTGAAGTAGATATGATTCATAAAGTTTTCGGGAACCAATTGCAAATCAGGCATAGATTTAAGGGCGTCAATGCTAAGAGGGAAAACTAATTTAGTTTTTCCCACTCCAGCATCTCCAAATAACTGTACTTGTACGGGCAAAACTCTCATTTTCGCTCCACGTGCGGGGGAGGTTATACAAGCTCGGTGTAGTCGGGTCAGAGTGGCATGATAATTATTATGATCGCGGGCTTCTGAAGGTCTTAGTCCAGTTGACAAATTTAGGGAGGTTATAAAAAGTTTATCAATTTCGGAAATTAAAGCAGGGTCTAAACGTAATTTAAGTTGTTGTTCTAAAGTGGCAAGTTCTTGAATTCTAGAGTACAATTTTTTACGAGCGGAAAAGTTTTTAAATTCTACACTGTTTTCTGAAAGAGAGAAGCTCTTATAGAAATTGATAGATTGCTCGACACAGTTGGAAGAAAATCCAACCATGTCCAACAAACCATTGAAATTATGTGAAAATTTTCCGATTCTATTGAAGATAGAATCGAAATCGTTCTTTCTAGGCATTTTGGAAAGGAAAATCAATGAAGTTACTGTTACTAAAAAGGTAGCTAAAATTTTCGGGATGGAATCACAAGTTATACCAGTCTTGAATTTTAATTCTTCAAGTGTCTGGGCAAACTCGTGGGAACGGGTGGCTTGTCGAGATGATGGCTTAGGTGCACTAATAACTAAACTGAAAGTGGTCACAATTACGGTAAGGAATGTACACATATCGTCCGAAACTACTAGACGTTTGTTCAAGATTATCATTAAATTGCAGAGATTAAGAAGGAAAACGGAGGTATCTGATTTAAAAGTTTTAACACAAATTATGAGGGACGGGATAATTTCAATGATACTACGCATCTTAGATTTTGAGATACCAGCAGCGCGCGCTTGACGTTTGATCGACCAAAGATATGGTTTCACAGCGTTAATAATTCGCACATGTCGATCCCAGTCCTCCATTTCATCGTATTCGGTGTCAATACCTTCGTCATCATGGGAACTGGTAAACATGCGCTTTTTCTTTCGTTCTATTGCAGCAGCATTGTCACGTTGTGCTGCGGCAGCACGGATCTGTTTCATGGTATTCTCTACTATCTTATTGATGCGGTTGGGATCTACTTTATTCTTATATTTATGTAAGATTCTTTCCTCGTTCGTCCAATTTTCTCTAATTTTATCTGAATATGATTTTGAATTTCTTTTGGTGTTTTCTTTTGAATGGGAAAGAGTTATTTGACGGCAAAACAAAAACAAGATAGGGGCGATGATGGCATAAGATAAAAATTTAGTAGTGAATTTTTTCCGGTGTATGAATAACAATGTCGCATAGATTATTACTGAAAAAACTAAAGGAAAACCAGAGTGTGAAAATAGAAGCAGAAATTTACAATAAGACAAAATTAGTTTTGTTATAATGTTGAAGGGTAAGAAAACGTAAATCAACAAATTCATCAAAGATACAAGGACTACGTTGTTGTCAATAGAGGTATACAAAAGGTAT